GGGTGGTTTAGGCGCGCTCCTGCTCGATCCGCGCCGCGACGTTTCGCTTGGCGGTCTGCACCTCCGCGTAGTTGAGCTCCTGCGCGAGCCCCCTTACGAGCTCAAGCGCCTCCGCCGACTTCTCGTCGGTGCTGGCGGTGATTGCGAGGTACAGGCCCAGCTCGACGGCTTCCTGCGTGTTTTGTGGTGTGTTGTTGTGCATTACATTTCTCCCGGTTGTGGGGAGCCGGAGCTCCCTTTGTTTGTGTCTATATCAGTTAACCTAATGTTAACATCTACAGACTACAACCCCTAGAATGCAAAAAACTGGCCTCCTGCAAACTTTTTTGTTATCCTGCGCCTGTTAGCGGCTACCCTCCCACCCAGCCGTTGAGCTTTCTGGCTCCCCCGTGCGCTTGGTTCTTCCCCCAGGTGCGCGGGGTTACACTGAAGGCGGGTTTGGTGTATTATTGTGGGAAGAGGGCTTAAATAAGCGCATGTGCGCAAACAACATCGGGGGCATCACATGCCGGGCAGTGACTTTAGAAACTTAATGGCGCAGAGCGAGAGCAGCGGCAACTACGGCATCCTGACCGACGCCGGCGGCGGTGACATGGTTGCAGGCGCCTACCAGTTCGGAGACCCGCGCCTGGAAGACTTTATGAATGACACGGGAGAGAAATTCACCCGCGAAGAGTTCCTTGCTAGCCCAGAGCTACAAGAGCGCGTGATGAACTGGCACGAGCAGGACGTCGTGGACTACGCCATGGAGAATGGCTTGGACCGCTTCTTCGGCCAAGAGATCAAGGGCGTGCCGGTGGATATGTCGGCAGTCGTCGGCATGGCCCACCTCGGAGGGCGTAAGGGCATGCGCGACTTCCTCGAGAGCGGCGGTGAGCTGGACAAGAAGGACAAGTTCGGCACGTTTATTTCGGATTACGGAAGGAAGTTTTCCGGCCAGAGCCTGTACAATGAGACGCCACCCCGTCCGCGGATGCGCCCGCAGGGTTTGCTGCCGCCTGAGACGTCGCCGCGGCCAGTGGCTCGCCCGCAGGGTTTACTCGGCTAATGGCAGGTTACGAGCAATACGTCCCGCCGGGCCTACGCGGCCCACTCAGAGACCTATTGGGCATGGCCCGCGTGACAGGCGAGGGCGGCGCCGGCATCCTGCGCGCAGTCCAAGAGGATCCGCTGGCAGTCAACAAGGCAATCGGCGAGAGCATGATCGGCGGCATCCAGTCTATGGCCACCGACCCAGTCGGCACCGTGCGGGGCGTCGTCAGCGACACCGCCGGCACCGTGCAGCGCGCGCTGACGAATACGGCGGTGGACTACCTGCCGGAGGGCGTGACGCTCTCCACCGCGACGCCCGAGCAGCTCAAGATGGCCAACGACGCGCGGTACGCTGACCTTGCGTCAACCGCTGCGATGGCGATCCCAGGCACTAAGGCGTTGAAAGTAGGAGCAAAAGCTGCTGGTGATGTAGACTACAGCGGCCTCGCGGCGGACGCGACATACGCCGGACGGTCAATTGCGCAGGGGGATCCGCGCGGCCTCATCGAGGCGTTTCAGCGTGGAGGCGAGGGTGAAAGCCTGAGCGCTGCGCGTGGACCTAATAAGCGCGACTTGGACCCGTATTTCTACCAAGACACAAAGATGGACGATTACCTGTCAAATGTTGAAGTTGACAGCGTAGATCTCGGAGAGAATTTATCTCGCGTCCCGCGTAGTTGGGAAGAGATGGAGAATAAGTTAATCTTGCCACTTTATGGCGACAGGACGAGCCGAGGGCGTCTTGTAAGAGGTGTTGATGGCGTCACCTTTGCAAACCCAGTTTACACTGAAGGCGGGGTCGACTTCATGCGAGGGCCAGCGGCTCAGCAAGATCGCGCTGTGTGGGCGTCTAACAGTAATATCATCAAACGCATCGCGGATGAGGCTGATAGCGCGAGGCTGCTCAGCGAAGGAGAAGATATTTACGGCATGACCGGGTCTATGGCCCCGAATGCAAATGATTTTGCGACGATGACTGGCGCCGCTATGGCTGAGCTCGTTAAGGGTTCCAAGTTTACAAAAAAGACGGCCAAAGAGTTTGACAAAGCCATGAAGGCGTTTGATCCAAACTTTGTCGGCTTGAATTCTCCAGACCTGACCGAGTGGGCAGTGAGCACCAGCTCCCCAAATCGTAAAATGTTTATAAGGCTGATGGACACTGCACCTATGCAGGCGGCCGGCCTTCCAAGTCCAGCAAAGGCGCGGCTTAGCGTTACCGACCCCACACAGGTTGAAATGCCGGCTGGCATGTTTGGTTTAGGGGTGAGTAAGCTGGACGAGCTGTCGCCGATACTGCGCAAAAACTCTTCGCCAAAGTCGAGTAATACTCCAGGGCAAAGCGTCCCGCACTCGACTTACAACACGCAAATCACAGGAGATTACTTCGGATCGCTTCCTCCTGTGCCTCAAGGGCTTATATTCCGGGATGTGTACGACCCAATGGAGGGTGGTGTAACAAAGGCAGGCAAGCCGCTAAACGAGGCCCACAAAACTCACGCCATTAAAACAATAATGCCGGTCCAGAGGCTTCGTCCAGATATTCTCGAGGGAATTCTAAACTACGTTGCTAGGTCGGGTAGATAAGGGGGTCTGGATCATCAATGCCAACTAATGCGCATATCATTTCGTCCATTTCGTCAAGGCCGCTATCGTTCACGCCTAGAGCCTTGGCCTTGAGTACAACCATCTCCCGAATTAACTCGGGTGTGAATTCAAATTTCATTACGTTTTCCTCCCGTGGAACAACGGATGTTAACACAACCGCAACCGAGTTGCAAGAAGGGCCACAAGATGGACTATGAGATAAACGAAATGGCCTCCGAGCTCGAGGCTGAACTGAACCCGGACGTCATGGACGACCAGGAGTTGCAAGGCATCGTCGGCAACGAGATCGACGACGCCATAGACTTCATTGACAACTGGATCTCCCCGATCCGCGCCACGGCGACGCAATACTATCGGGGTGAGCCGTTTGGCGACGAGGAAGAGGGTCGCAGCCAAGTTGTTAGCATGGACGTACGGGATACCGTACAGGCGATCATTCCGTCTCTGATGCGCATCTTTAACGGATCCGACCGCACCGTCGAATACGTCCCGCAAAACGCGGAGGACGTGCCGACGGCAAAGCAGGCCACCGAGTACGCCAACTTCATCATCAACCGCGACAACCGCGGCTTCATGGAGATGCACAGCGCATTCATGGACGCGCTGGTGCGCAAGGTCGGCATCCTCAAGTGTTACTGGGAAGACAAGACCGAGTTTGACACAATCGAATACACCGGCGTCGATGACACCGCGCTGGCTGCTCTTATGGCTGACCCAGCCGCCGAGGTTGATATTACCGTGAGCACGCCGGTCGGCGAGCCGCAGATCGACCCTGCGACTGGCCAGATCGTCATGCCGCCCATGTCACACGACCTGCGCGTCACCTACACCCGGCCAGACGGCCGCGTGAGGGTGGAGGCTCTACCGCCGGAGGAGTTCCTGATCTCCCGCGAGGCTAAATCCGTTGAGGACGCCGAATACGTTGCGCACCGCCGCATCGTGACCGTGTCAGAGCTTGTAGCTATGGGCTACGACTACGACGAGGTCTACAACCTCTCGTCCGAGCACGACGACATGGACACTAACGTCGAGCGCAACACGCGAAACCCGGCCCTGACCAACGAGATGAATTCTCGCAGCGACCCGGCGATGCGGAAGGTGCTATACGTCGAAAACTACATCCGAGTGGACTACGACGGAGACGGCATCGCCGAGCTGCGCAAGATCTGCACCGGCGGCGACGGAAACGTCATACTGAACAACGAGCCGTGCGCCATGGCGCCCTTCGCCACACTATGCCCAGATCCAGAGCCGCACGACTTTTTCGGTCTTAGCATTTTTGACGCTGTGGCCGACATCCAGCGCATCAAGTCAGTCGTCATGCGCAACTCATTGGACAGCCTAAGCCTGAGCATTCACCCGCGCGTTGCGGTCGTCGAGGGCATGGTGAACATGGACGACGCCATGAACACAGAGATGGGTTCAATCGTCCGCCAACGCGCCCCTGGTTCAGTCCAACAGCTCACCGTGCCGTTTGTCGGCCAGCAGGCATTCCCGGTCTTGCAGTACATGGACGAGGTTAAGGAGGCCCGCACAGGCATCTCCAAGGCGTCTATGGGTTTAGACGCCGGCGCCCTACAGTCCAGCACTGCAACGGCCGTGGCAGCCACTGTCAGCGCCGCACAGCAGCACATTGAGATGATCGCTAGGGTATTCGCTGAAACCGGCGTTAAGCGCCTGTACGAGCTTATCCTGCACAACATCACGACGCACCAAGATAAGGCGCGGATGATCCGCTTGAACAACGACTTCATAGAAATCGACCCGAGAGTTTGGGACGCCAACATGGACGTCTCTGTTAATGTGGCTTTGGGCCGCGGTACTGACACCGAGCGGATGATGATGCTGCGCCAGATCGGCGAGATGCAGAAGGAAGCCATGTCGACTATGGGGCCGCAGAACCCGCTGACCGACATCT